AAGCGGTACTGTCATTGATGCAGGAAGCGGAAACGTGACGCTTCGATTTGATGTTGCCAAGAGCGTTACTGGATTGCTCCGACCTGGTTGGTATGATTGGTCAGTCGAGATCGCTTCGGCTAGCGGGACTGAGATAACCAGGGTCAAGAGCGGTAAGAATGCTGAGTGGCAGGAGAAGCAAACATGATGAGGACAAGCCCCCCATATCTCAAGGTACTTCCGGCGGGTTGGCGTTTTGATACGCAGACCATTAGCACGAAAAAACAAGAGAAAGTTCGTCTGTTCGCTAATTTGTTCGCAGGGGGGTAAGGGGGGCGGTATGCAAATTATCAAGATCAAGGTGGCAGACCTTAGCAACGATCCTGCCAATGCAAGGAAGCACGACGATCGAAATATAGAATCCATCGTCGCATCGCTTCGCCGATTCGGTCAGCAAAAGCCGATTGTCGTTGATATGAACAACATCGTTCGGGCAGGCAATGGAACACTAGAGGCGGCTCGTCGTCTCGGATGGGATTCCATCGATTGCGTTAAGACCGATCTAAAAGGCTCTGACGCAATCGCCTACGCCATCGCGGACAATCGGACATCAGAATTAGCCGAGTGGAATTCCGACGTTCTAGCGGCTCAATTAAACGGCTTGCTGGCCGACGATGAGGAATTAGCGAATGCAGCTGGTTTCACGGCGGAGGAAATCGAGGCGATGGGTCTGATTGACGAAGAATCAAGTGAATCGGAAAGCGACGGAAAGCTATCACAATCCCTGCAGCTTGAGCCAGGAAAAGAGTACATTCTGATTACGTTTTCAGATGCAATCGAATTTGACGAGGCAAAAGAAACGCTTGGCCTAGAGTTGGTTCGGAGAGGGGGATACAAAGACGGATCACCGTTCGATGCAGTTTCGACAGAAAGAGTTTTGACTTGGGATCGAGTGAAAGGATTGCTAGTGTGATATTCGCGGTTCCATCAAAAGGAAGGGCGGGGAAAGTCAAAACGCTAGACGTGCTTCCGTTCGCTAAACTATTTGTGCCTGAAAACGAGGTGAGGTCTTATGTAAAGTTTTATGGTAAGAATGCGGTAAATGCGGTACCGAATACAGTTTCAGGAATAACAAGGACACGAAATTGGATTCTTGACAATTGCGGGTTCTCAGATGTGGTTATGGTTGATGACGACGTAAAGCAGCAAGGATGGGTTAAAATGCTTGAGTCGCAATCCAAGCACCAGAAGCTCAACGGGGATCAGTGGCTAGCGGAAGCGGAAAAGCTTTTCGAGATCACTCGGCAAATGAAGTACAGACTGTGGGGCATTGCAACTCAGTCAGCTAAAAGATCGGTATATCCATACAAGCCTTTTCTGTTCAAGTCTTATGTGACAGCTAGTTTCTGCGGGATATGCAACGAAAGCGGAATTCGATTTGACGAGTCGTTTCCGGTCAAAGAAGATTACGAAATGAATCTTCGATGCGTAGTAGAAGATGGAGGAGTGGTTGCGGCTAGGTATCTTTACTGGGAAAACAGCCACTGGACAGACGATGGGGGATGCAAGGACTACAGGACGCAAAAAATGGAAAAGGATTGCATCGACAGGCTTAAAGCTAAATACCCGTCGATGGTAAAACGAATCGTTAGAGGCGGTTCTGATTTTTCGATTGAGTTGGTTTTTTGAATGCTTCGCGAAACAAGACGATGGGAGAAAGCATTGAGAGAACGATGGCCAATACCCGACGCAATGCGAAGCGTCATAGTCAAGTCGCTAGCAAAAATCTTGCTAGATGCGGATTCGTCGCCACGGGAAAAGACAGCAGCGGCAAAAGCTTTGATGGCGGCGGATTCCTTGAACGTCCAGCAAGAAAGGATGGATCAAGCAGATGAACACGAACGCAGGCAGCGATTGGTGGAACTCGCTCGACAACTCAGCCCTGGAGAAGTTGCTAGGCTCTCGGCTGAATCAGGTGTCGTTGTCGATGGTTTCGTCGTCGATGATTACGACGCCGAAGAAATCGAAGGACGCGGAGAGGATGGCCCGAAAGAGGGCAGCGGAACGTGACATAGCGATCAACCCGCCTCTCGATCCTGCTCGTCGGCTCAAGTGCGAATCCGATCCTGCTTTGTGGCTCTCGACCTACTTTCCCGAAAAGTTTTTTGAGGGATGGACTGAGGATCGCTTGGCGATGGTGCATTCGATCATCGATGCGGCTCGTTACGGCGGGGATCAGTCGATAGCAGGGCCACGGGGCGAGGGCAAGACGACGCTTGCAATTCTCACGGCTCTTTACTTGATGATCCGGCATCTATCGACCTTTCCGGTAGCCATCGGAAAGAACGCCGACAAAGCAAAAAAGGAAGTTCGGGACATCGTTGAGCAACTGCAACAAAACGAAATCTTCGCGGCTGACTACCCTGAGATCGCCATTCCGTTTCAGGCTGTCGGCGGTTGGTCGAGTAGAGGCAGGATGCAGACTTGTCAAGGGCAACCGACTAACATCGTCATCGGGCCTGAGTTCTTTGTGTTCCCGACGATCACCAGGGAACAGCTACCGGGATGGCCGGCAGAGATCGAGCCTGCTTCGTGTGGACAGGTGCTTTACTCCCTTGGGATCGACGGTGCGATCCGCGGAACGAAGTACCGAAGCAGACGACCTACCTTGGCTATCATCGATGACATCGAGGACAGGGAAGCAGCGGCAAGCGAAACTACGATCGAGAAGAACGAGGAGGTAATCGAACAAGACATCGCGGGATTAGGTCAGTCCTCGGAGCGGATCCCTAGAGTGATGCTTTGCACAATCCAGAATCGCAAGTGCATTGCGTATCGTTACACCGATCCGAAGATCAAGCCATCTTGGAGGGGCAAGCGATACCGCAAGCTAGTAACTAAGCCTGACCGGATGGACTTAATCGAGAAGTACATCGACATGCGGAAGGGACGCAAAGACGAAGATCCAGACGCTCGGGAGGCTTTCCGTTTCTGGCGTGACAACCAAGATGACATCGAGCGTGGTTCTGTCGTTAGCAATCCGCATAGCTACAGCAAAAAGACTCACAGCGACGGCGAGCCGATGGAATTGTCAGCGGTGCAATCGTATTTCAACCGAGTCGCAGACGTAGGCCAAAAAGCGGTTTCGACCGAGATTGACAACGATCCACCTGAGGAAGCCGGGCCGATGGGACTTGGCATCACTCCTGCCTTGGTCGAGTCGAGGATCAGCGGTTTGGTTCGTCGTCAACTTCCGGCTAACACGGTTGCGCTTACGGCCGCAATCGATCTTGGAAAGTATGACTGTCATTGGGTTGTGACTGCTTGGTGGCATGGTGCTGGCGGCGTTGTGGTCGATTACGGCCGGGCCCAGGTCTACGGGACTGACAAGAGCATGGATCACGAAGCCAGCGAGCCGATGATCTACCATTGCTTGCTAAATTGGCGTGATGAGCTTTTGACGAAGGATTTCATTGACACAACAGGAACGAAGCGATCGGTCGATTTTTGTCTCGTGGATTCCGGTGCGTTTACTAATGCGGCTTACCAGTTCTGTCGTGAGGTTGGCGGGATCTTTCATCCTAGCAAGGGTCAAGATCCGTACCATCGAAAGGCTAAGTCTACTTCGACGACGATTGCAGGGGCCAACCTTCACGCTCAAAAGCTTCCGTCCTCAAACGTCTGGCTTTACGAGCTGGACACAAGCTATTGGAAGCAGTTCGTGCATGAACGGTTTATGACTCCGACATTCGATGAGTCGAATATGCTTCGGCGTGGTTCGCTTTCGTTGTTTGCACTTGAAGAAGAACGGCGACATTCGCAGTACGCGCAGCACATCGCAGCGGAAGAATTGGTAACGAAGTTCACTGAGGGCAAGGGGGCTAAGACCTACTGGATGGTTAAGGACTCGAACAATCACTGGCTCGATGCGACATACATGGCAGCGGCGGCTAGTGAGGCCTGCGGGGTCAAACTCATAGCTCCAAGTGAAATCGAGGTGCATCCAAAGCACGTTAGCGGCGATCAGCCTAAGCCTGTTAAGCAGGCTCCTAAGGCGTATCAGCATGGACGCAATCTAAGACAGCGGCAAGGTGGGTGGATTCCAAAACGGAGGTATTAGGATGGCGAAGAAAAGCAGGAAGCAATCAGGAGAAGCGGTGCAACAAACGGCAACAATTGAGCAACAACCGATCGAGCCGATCTATCGGCAATTCACTCCGAGACCTTGCACGATGTGCGAAACCAGGCGACCGCATGGAACCAATGCAAGCTACGTCTATTGCACTCGGGGCAAGATCCGTTTTTGCAAGTGCAAGAACTGCAACCACACTTGGAGCCAGGAAGGTAAGTAAATTCGCTCGACTGTACTAGGATAATGGTACAGGATTATTGAGAATGTTTGCTCTCCATGCAATCCTTTGTGCATGGCATCAGCGGCAAGTCTGTTAACGCTCATCGACGCAGCTATTGAGGCTCTCTTAACCGGAGGGGCTCAGCAGTATTCTATTGGTTCAAGGACAGTAACCAAGCTTGATCTCAAGTCGCTCTTTGAAGAACGGCGAATGTTGCTGCAACAGGTCGAGCGTGAAAGCGGTTCCGGTGGCGTGACTCTTGGCAGATTGTCGAGGGCTCGTCGATGATCGGAACTTTTATCGATTCTGTTATCACGGCTATCAGCCCCACGGCTGGACTTCGACGGGCTCAGGCTCGAAAGGTGCTCAGGTCTTTTACAGGTGCCGAGCCATCGAGAATCTCATCGAGTCGCAAGCCAAAGAACAA